GTGGCTGGTAGGGTGGCTGGTAGGGTGGCTGGTAGGGTGGCTGGTAGGGTGGCTGGTAGGGTGGCTGGTAGGGTGGCTGGTAGGGTGGCTGGTAGGGTGGCTGGTAGGGTGGCTGGTAGGGTGGCTGTTAGGAAAGGCGACAGATCACTTCTCTTGTGTGCGTTCTGTGCGCTCCCCCGTGCGCTCCCCCGTGCGCTCCCCCGTGCGCTCCCCCGTGCGCTCCCCCGTGCGCTCCCCCGTGCGCTCCCCCGTGCGCGCAACCGGGGGAGGCTGCGAGCGGGCAACCGGGGGAGGCTGCGAGCGGGCAACCGGGGGAGGCTGCGAGCGGGCAACCGGGGGAGCCCCGAGGGGGGGAGCGGGCCGCGGCCGCCAGCGTGTAGCCACCTCGGATGAGCGCACTGAACATTCCGACCTCTCCCCCAGGGTCCTCCCCAGGGTCCCCCCAGAACACCCCCCGCAGATCGACGAGGATCGCCGCTGAGTGGCCTCTCAGGTTTGTCCGCTAGGGTAGCACCGGAGAGCACCAGAGGCCTCTCTACGGTCATCCTAGAGGCTTCCCGAGGGGGCGCCCTAGGGAGCACCGTAGGGAGCACCGTAGGGAGCACCGTAGAAAGGAGACCCATACCACAGCCTCATTGGTTAAGGATCATGGGGGAGGTCTCCGCCCTAGGTGGCAGCCTCCGAGGCTACCTTCGGAGCACCTCTAGGAGAGCCTCAGGAGCTACTCTAGGAGCTCCTTAGATACTACTATAGGGAATCTTTCTTCCTCATCCCTTCCAGGGATATGAAGCCAAACTAGGAAACCGGCCTAGACGCTCACCCAGACCGGCCCCGTCGAGGCCTTTGATCCGGCCACCTCGTCCAGGAACTTCGAGAGCTCCCTGTCGAAGGCCTCCTGCTCTAGCCTCCGCTCAATGTCCTGGTCCTCTGCCTCCATCTGCTCCGTCCAGTAGGCGACGGCGCCTGCGAGGGCATCGAGACGGTCATCGTGGTTCAGCGCCCCCTTCTCCCTAGTGATGTGCGTCATCTGCCAGAAGAGAGAGAACTCGGGGGCCTTCTCCGCGGCGTGGCCGTTGTAGTTCTGTGCATCAAGCTGGATGAGGGCCTCGTCGACAACCAGGCGGTGCTGGTTCATCACGGGCTCAAGGGTGTCGATGATCCTGGCCTCTTTCTGCTTGGAGGAGCGGACCTCCTCCGTCGTGCAGGGGTAGACCTTCGACAGGACCGGGTCGAGGAGGGCCTTGAACATGCCGTCCCCGAAGTTGCTCTCGATCCGGATCGCCTTGACGCCGAGGCGCTTGGCGTGCCGGGCGATGGCCTCCAGGTTCTCCGGGGAGTAGCCCCCGAGCATCCCCCGGCAATCCAGGAGGAAGAGCTTGGAGTGCAGCTTGGCGACGACCGCCCAGGCCAACTCGTCCTTGCCCCGACCGGCGGGGTCGATGAACATCACGCAGCCTTGGTAGGGCGCCCATGTGTCAGAAACATGGAAGGGTCGGAACCAGCGGTCTCCCTTGAAGCCCGGGAGAGGGACGTCCACGAGGGCAAGCTGGGGGCTCGCCCCCCAGGCCATCGTGACGGGGCCTTGTTGGGGGTCCAGGGGCATGACGATCAGGTCGCGCAGCTTGAGCGGGAACCTCTCGGCGTCCGATAGCTGCGTGTCGAGCATGAACTGGAGGGCGAAGCCGGAGCGGCCGTAGGAGAGCTCGCGCTCCTGGAGCTCCTCCTCGGGGAACCTGGAGGGCTCCACCGGCGAGCCGGGGACTGCCCCTTCGTAGACCCTCTCGATGATCCAGGGGGCTAAGCGGTCGCCATACTTGGCCATCTGCTCCTCGGTCGGGAACCTCGCAGGCCAGATGCGGACCTCGTAGCCGCGGGGCTCGAGCTTCGTGGTGTAGATGCTCTCCTGGGTCTGCGCCGTGCCCAAGTAGACCACGGCACCGCCGGGCTTGAGCACCGCGTCGAACTCCTTCACGAGCTCCCCGAGCTTCTCCCTCTTGCCGACCGTGTCGGAGTTCGAGGGGACCTCAATGTCGTCCGCGATGATCGTGTCGGCGCGGCTGCCGGTGATCTGGCCGGTGATGCCGATGGACTTCACCGAGGGGCTCTGGTCGATCTTCGCGGGTCCCACGTCGAAGGCCTCCAGGGAGGTCCGCTGGCCCTCTCGGGGGCGGAGGTGCTGGAGGATTGGGACTTCCTCGATCAGGCGCTTGACGAACAGCGAGAAGGCGTTCGCCCGGCTCTCCGAGGCGGAGACCACCAGGACCTTGTGGTCTGGGTCCTTGAACAGCAGCCAGCAGGCATAGGCCGCCGTGATGTAGCTCTTCCCCACGCCACGGAACGCCATGATGATCGAGCGCCGCGGGCCGTTCTGGAGATAGCGCCCAATGTCGAACTGCACCGGGGTCGGATCGGGCAGCGATAGGTGCTTCCAGATGACGAAGAGGAAGTTGCGGAAGTCTGCGCTCAGGGGGTCCATCAGTAGCCGAACACCACTTGGGGCAGGTTCAGGAGGTCCCTCGCATCGCAGTGGATGAACCCCTTGCCGTCCGGGGGGACACCCACGGACCACCCGAGGTTGAGCGCAGTGCGAACCAGGGTAGCGGCCTCCTGCCGGTCACGGACGCGGACGTCTACGGCGAGCGTTCCCTTCTGGCCGGGGCGGGCCGGGGCGTCGCAGATGTGGAGGGAGGAGGCAGCCCCTCCGACGCGCCGGTTGTGAGCCTCGCTCCGGCAGGCCGAGGTCAGCACCATCGGACGCCCGAGGGCTTCACGAAGGTTGTCTAGCCTCTCTGCGAACCCGGGGTGCAACCGGAGGAGGCCGCTTCCGCGGCACGCCAACTCGGCCCGGGTGAACCATCGGCAAGGGGAGTCGTGAGGGTCGGTGGACATGTGTCTCCAGACACGCTTGCAGATTACTGACGATGGCCGCTGAGTGGCCTCTTGAGGAGCCCCGGTAGGGTAGTAGCGGGGAACACCAGAGGCCACTCTACGGGCTTCCTATCGCTTCCTCGCGAGAGGGACGACGTCGTCGGTGAAGGGTAGGTTCTCGACCACGGAGCTCTGGAGCTTCCGCAGGGGGTCTCCCTCCCCGCGATCCGTGATGTCGACCGTGATGTTGTTGTCCTTGAGGAGCTTCACGGCGACGGCCATCTCGGCGGCCGTGGCTTCCCCGCTCTCGATCCGGGCGAGGAGAGCCTTGACGGTCTTCTCGTGGAGCTCCTGGTGGAGTTTCCTGAGGGTGCCCATCAGTGGCGTCCGAGGGTGTGGTTGACGAGCGCCGTCAGGGCTGAGCCTAAGAGGCCAGCAAAGCCAGCGAAGGACCACGAGCGGAACTCCAAGGTGCGGAGCCGCGTCTCGTGGTCCTTCTTGTCCTCTCGGACCTCTGACAGGTGGGACTCGATCCGGGTCAGCCGGTCGAGGACCTCACGTTGAAACGGGTCCATCTCACGGGGCCGCTAGGATTTCGAGGTCAAGGTCCCCGGCCTGGATCGTGATACTCCCGCCCGCGGTGATGTTCACCGGGGCCTCGAGAGCACCGACCCACACGCAGTTGCCTCCAGACGCGGCGTCGAAGAGAGCCCCGTGCGTGAAGGTGCCGAGGGTCGCCGTGAACCCATCGAAGACGATGGCGTTGGCGTTGGTGGCCGTGCGGCCGGAGATCGTGAGGGCGCCCACGGCGCGGCGAGCGTATCCGCTCCCGGAGGCCTCTCCGGTCAGCCCGGAAGGGGTCTGACCTGTTCCAAGACCCAGGAAGAGGCCGTTGCCAGCGACAGGGACCAGCGCTAGACCGGCGCCATAGGTGGTCAGGTTGCTGCTCATGTTTCCTTACTGCTCGATGGGGACGCCGTTCTCAACGACGTTCCCGTGGACGACCCCGGTGACCGTGACGACGTCTTCGCAGGCCTCGGTGATGGTCGTCAGATTGCCGGTTGGGTCGGAGTAAAGCAGGTTTCTAAGGGTCCCCACCGGCGGCTCGTTGGTGACGCTGTAGGAGCTCTCCCTGGCCCCGGCCGCCCATGCCAGACGCGACAGGGCCGTCAGCGCGCCAGAGAAGGTGACGTCCACAGTGGCGCGCCTCAGGGTGGCGACCTGGGAGTTGTCCACGGCGCCGATACCGGTCGCCGTTCCGCCGCCTGAGATGGAGAACCAGGCGGAGGACCCAAGGCCCCCGATGATCCGGATCGGGTGCCCGCCCGGCGAAGAGATGAACGCGCGCACCGTGGTCGGCCCCACCTGCACAGCCCGGTAGACCACCGGGGCGTCCGGCATGGAGGTGGCGACCCCGTTCACACCGGCGACCCTATGGGCAAGGGTCTCGGCAATCCTGTAGGCCGTGCTCCGGTAGGGGTGGGCTCCGTCCACCGCGTTCCACGCCGTCGCCGTGAGGGCCGGGAGGACGTAGGGGAGCGGAGCAAAGCCCTCCAGCGGCTCCTGCCCCGAGACCGCGCGGAAGACCCGGCGTGCCCACGAGAGGTTGTTGGCGCCGGAGGAGCGACTGCCGTTCACCACGGGCTGGATTACGAACAACCCAAAGGAGCTGGCGCAGTCGGCGTAGACCCGCTCATAGAAGGCCTTGATACTGTTTCGGTAGACGGTGTTGTTGAAGAGGGGGTCTCCCGTATCCTGCGTGTTGCAGTAGTGGACGTAGACGCCGAGGCGCCCCGCTCCTCCGCGGCCAGTGATCCACAGCCGGAGCGGCTCGTAGGCGTTCCCCGGCGTCTGGTTGTAGGCGTTCCACCACCGGTTTCCGCCCGTGCTCTCGTTGAAGATCATCAGGGGTGAGCCGGCGATGTAGGTGTAGGAGGCCGGGGGGTTGGCCTGTCCCCCCGCGGCGCCTGAGACGGTCACCGAAACGCCCGGCATGAGGGTGTTCAGGCGGTTTGTCAGGCGGGTGCCCGCCGGGGGGGCGCTGCTGAGGGCAGGCTCGGACGTCTCGCCGCCGCTGTTTAGGAACATGGCGCACTGAGACTGGCCCCCCATGATGACCTGGACGTTCGAGAAGAGCGGCATCAGGGAACCCGTGAGAGGAGCCGGTCAAGGTTGGCTTCGATCCCCGCGTTGGTGGTGGGGGGAATGGCGTCAAACCCGTAGGAGTGAAGGTCGAAGTTGCCGAGGCCCTCGGTGCTCGCGCTGTTGTTCCATCGGACCCGGTTGATGGTCGCTTCCGCGCCAGTCCAGGTGCCCGTCAGGGAGAGGGCCGAGGTGTTAAGCTGCTGCATCGTGGCGTAGGTGCCCCCGGGCTTCGTCTTGAGGAACAGCCTCGAGATGTTGTCGGAGGTCCCAGGCGTCGTGCGGTCGTCGTTGATAACGTGCGCTAGGGCGACCCACTCGTTCGCTGCGGGGCGCGTCCCGAGGGTGGCCTGCTGCGCCGAGGTGTTTGTCCCCCGGGCGACAAACCACTGGGTGGCCGTCAGGATGACGATATAGCGGAGGCGGTCGCGGTTCGTATACGTGCTGGAGTTGACGCCGACTTGGAAGAGCACCGTGTTCCACGTTGGGAGGGTCGGGAACCGGACGAGCATGTAGGAGACGCCCAGGGCGTTCGGCGTGCTCGTGTATCTGGAGGCGAGGTTGGAGATCGACAGCCACTTCCCATTCGTGGTGTCGTTGCTCGCCGTTGACCCCGTAATGCTCACGACGTCGGAGGCATCGACGTGGGAGGGACGGAAGGACTCCGTGCTCTGGCTGACCGTTCCGGAGATGCCCTGGCCGCTCGTCCAGTTGGACAGGGGGCCGTTGACCGTGGTGATCGTCGGATTGGCGTCACCACGCACGTCGATCAGGCCGTTGTTGTAAAGGAGCTCGAAGTTCGCGAGCCCTCCACCGGCCACGGCGAGGCCCGACTTTCCGACGAACGAGATGCTCGTGGTCTGTCCGGACGGAGGCGGGAGAGCTCCGGAGGGGAGCCGAGCCCGCACGCCCAGGAGGTGACTGCCGGGCATCAGGCTGCCGTGTCGCCAGAGAGTGTCCAGGTAGCAGCGTTCCCACCCGCGTTCGCGGTCACTAGGACGGACACCAGAGCGTGCTGCCCGGCCGTCCGTGTGTGCCCGCTACGGTTCACGAGTGTTGCACCGGCACCAGCGACGAAGGTGATCTGGCCGGTTCCCGCTTGGCCGAAGGTAAGCGTGGTGCCAACCGGGAGGTTGCTCGGGAGGGTCACCGTCACGCCGGTCGAGGCGGTGCAGCGGAAGAACCCGCCGGTCTGTCCAGCCGATGCCGTGATGGCCGTCGCTGCCGTCTCGGTCACCGAAGTCAGGTAGTTGACGGCGGCGCTTCCCGCGAAGTTCCCGGTGAAGCCGCCCCCGCCCCCCGCGCTGATGAGCGGCGGGTTGCCAGCCTCGGCGGAGAGGAAAGCGGCCTGCCGTGCCAGGGCCGCAGCGTTCGCGGGCCGGTTCAGGCCTCCCTCGACGAAGTTCGTGATCGGCGCCGTGGGAGTCACCCGCTGGATCACCACCTGGGTTCCGGCCGGGGGAGTGTCGCCGAGCTCGATTAGGTTCGCGGCGACCCACCGCCACTCGGTGACGAGAGCGCCGCCGACCGTCACAAAGACGTGGTTGGGAGAGAGATAGTCGAAGTTCAGGGCGAACAGGCGATTGACGCCGTCCGCCGTAGCGGTAACTCGGGACATTGGGACTCCTTAGGCGAGAAGCTCGGCGGCGCGAACGGGGCCGAAAAGGGCCTCCGCCACGGCGCGGACCTCGGGATCGTTGCGGTCGATCTCCGTGGCATCGGCCCACCGGAGACGCTGACGGAGGGGGGCGGCTCCCTGGAGGAAGCCATCGAGCGTCGCGAGCTCGGCGTCCGTCATGCGACCGTAGAGCGCCAGCTTGGTGATCGGCCGGGGGGGAGTGAAGGGTTCAAAGGCAGTGCCCGTCCACCGCGTCCTGTTGGGCACGGGCGGGGGGCCTTCGTAGGCAACCGTGAAGGTCGCCCCGGAGACGCCAGCGAGGGGCCAATCGGCAGCGAGCACCACGTTGGTCTGTCGAGAGATTAGGGCGAGCGGCATTGGTTATAACCCTAGTTACCACCACCATTATCGGGCTGCTGGAAGTAGGCCTTCGTCAGGGTGATGACGAGGTCGTTGCCCGAGGTGGTGACCGAGAGGGCAACGTCGGTGAGGTATGTTCCGCTGTTGACCGACGTGTTTACTACACGGATGCGCCGGAACTGGAGCGTCGATCCCGTCTTGCTGAGGAAGACATCGGCGCCGGTCCCCGCATTTGCCGCCCCTGTCACGTAGGGGCTGAGGTCGGGTGCCCCGGGGAGGGCAAACCAGCCCTTCGTCCCCGAACCGTCCGTGCCGTAGTATCGGTTGTTCCCCGGGGAGGAGCTGTCGTTGACCAGGGAGAGCGTCCGGTTCGCCGCGAGAGACCCGCCGCCGGTGAGGCTTCCAGCGGTCGAAACTAGGCGCGCGTTGAAGGAGGAGGCCAGGGCCGAGAGGTTCGCGTTCGTGAGGTCGAGCGCCGTCTGCGGCGCCCCGCCGAGAGCCTCGAGAGTGTCCTTCTGTCGCCACGCAAAGGCGCCGGGGCCTGTGGCCTCCAGGACGAAACCTACTTGAAGTCCGGAGGGGGCGGGGACGTTGCCACTGCCGGTGACCGCCGCGAGAGCCTCGTTGGCGGCCGCGAGGGCGTTGTTGGCAAGGGTAATCGCCACGAGCGCCTCGGCCTGAGCCTCCTGGGCCTCATTCTTGGCTTCGTCCACCCGTCCGGCCGCCTCTTCCGAGACGAAGACGGCCTGCTGAGTGTCCTTGGTGAGGTCCGCGGCCTTGAGACTGGCCCCGTCCTGCCACGTCACGAGCACTTCTCGGGGGGTCTGGCGCTCAATGCGCACCACGGAGGCGTTCGCCGGGGCAGGAGAGACCCGGATCATGGCGTTCGAGAGCCACGAGAAGGTCACGGGGACGTTGTTCACCGTCACGGAGACGTGCGAACGGTCGATGAAGGGGAAAATCACGGGGAAATCGGTCAGAGAGCCGTTCCCGGTGTAGGTCACGAGGTATGCCATGGGTCCTCTAGGGGAGGTGAGGGGGTCCGGAGGCCATCCGAACCCCCTCGGGGTCACTGTGAGAGGCGCCGAATGGCGTCCAGAAGGCCAGTCGGGCGGTTGTCCCGGGGAGTAGATGGCCCCCGGCCCTCCATTATGCTCTCGGTTAGGGCTCGGCGGGCCATCAACGCCTGCTCGACGGCGGGGAACTCCCTGAATAGCCCCTCCAGGGCCGTCTGGCGGTATTCCTGGATGACGGCCTGGGTTTCCCGGAGGCGTGGCCCGTCGATATCGACCGTCCCATCGCCCAGGGCCTTGTATCGGTCGCTCGTGATGAGGTCCGTGAGGGCCTCCCGGAGGGTCTTACCGGCGATCCTCGTCTCTCCGATGAGCTCCTGGTAGCGCCCGTAGGCCGTCCCCCTGCCATCCGCCCTCGGGAACTCGCGAAGGTTGATCGCGTTCTCGAGGAGGTGAGGCGGCGGGAGGAAGGCGTTCTTGTGGATGTCCATCAGGCGGAGAAGCTCCTTCGTCACGACGTCTGCGCCGGGGATGCGGGACTCCCGCACCGGGCTGGCGACATGCCAGAACTCGGTCGGCAGGAAGGAAGCCCCGACACCGAAGGCCTGCGGCACCGGGACAGGCTCGCCGAGCACCGTGAACCTGGGGTCCAGGGTCTCGACAGCGGCCGTCCGGGCCTTCATGGCGTCGAGGATGGTGTTTGCCTCGCGCATGTAGGGGTTCCCGGTAAGGAACGTCTCCAGGTCCCGGTGGGCGCCGGGGACGAAACCGGCCGCCACGCCCTGCACGAACTGCTGGGCATCCCCCCGGTAGAGGGAGGCGACCATGTTCAGGAGGCCCTGGGCGTAGGACTTGTCCGCGATAGCCTTGGCGACCCCGAGGGCCACCATCAGGGCAAGCTGCCCGTAGCTCTCTTCCACCCGGAGGTCCCCCTCGGCCCGATCCATGAGCTCCTTCGCCGTGGCGAGGACCATGAAGGGATACGAGTATGGGTCGAGGCGGTCGATGCGGACGAACCGCTCGGTGCCATCAGGCTCCGTGAAGCGGACGCTGTAGCCGCCGACGCCAAAGCTGTTCATCGCCCGGTTCGTGTTTGGGTCCCTCGTGCCGCCCCCGGTGATATCGCCGGAGAGCACGAAGTAGGCAGCCGAGGACAGCAACGCGGTAGCCGTGGCGATCCTCGCTCCCGCTCGCCTGGCCGTGTCGCCGCCCGCCGCGAACTCCTGCCAGAGGCGCGCGCGCTCCTTAAAGAGGATGGGGCCGGAGATGGCGGACACAGGGTTGTAGACGGCGAACTCCGACAGGATGTTCGAGGGCGTGCGCACGAATGGGATGACGTAGCGGAGCGGGGGGAACTGGTTCTTCCCCCGATCCAGCCAGTTGCCAAAGCGGCCGACCCAGTCCGTCCCGAAGTCCTGCGTGAAGGTCGCCACGCGGGCGGCCTGGAGGCCCTCCTGGTCGAGTGCCCTCCCGTCCACGGGGTCGAAGGCAGCCGACAAGCGGCCCTGAACGTAGGTTCGGAGGTTCTGCCCGGAGAGTCCCATATCGACACCTTCGCGCGCGGCGTTGGCTTGCACCGTCGCACGCACCGTCAGGCGCTTGAAGAACTCGTCCTCGAAAGCCATGACCCGGCTGTTAAGCCTGACGAGCTCCCCGAGGCCATTCAGAAGGGCATCCCCAAGGAGCCCCTCGTCGGTGCCAAAGGTCGAAGCGCTTAAGGCCCGCACGTTGCGCTCGCCCTGAAAGGCGCGGCCGGGGTCTGTTACACCGTCAGCCCTGCGAAACGCCTCCGCGGCATGGACGACCGCATCCCCCAGGCCCATCATCATCCCGGAGTAGTAGTTCCAGCCCTCTCGGGCAGCCATGAGCGGGCGGCCGTCGAGAAGCCTGACGAAAACGCGCTCGGCCGGTTCTCCGATGCCCGTGCGGAAGGCGTTCGTGGTCACGTTCAGCACATGCGTCTGGAGTCCCGAGAGGATACCCGCCTGCCAAGTGTTCGACGCGGCGTCCCATATGCTGTTCGGGTTCTCGAAGGTCTTCTGCACGGCCTTGCGGAGAGGGCCGGGACCCGACCGCTGCACCGTGCGGACGCGGTAGGCGAGCTCGACGATGAACCGCTCGCCGCCCTCGATTGAGGACTCCCACACACTGCCCTCGGTTGCCCGGAAGCCGATGCTCTCGGTGAACGTCCGGGTGTTGGTCGTCCGGGTCGACTGGCTGTCGGTGGTGCGGGTCCGCTGCGCCGGGTTGGTCTCCGGCATGCGCGCCGCGGCGCCCACGTCCGGAGCCCTTGAGGCGGCTCTGGAGGTGATCCCACGGAGGATCGAGAGGTTCTGACCCATCTGCGACCGCATCCCCAGGGTCAGGGGGTCAACGTTCGCCAGCACGTTGAGGACCGAGAGGAAGCGGCGGTAGGTCTCGTTCGGGTCGGCAGTGGAGCGCCCGGTTGAGATGTTGACGATCTCATCCGCGAGTTCCGTGGCGCGACGCTGGAGGTTGACCGTAAGGGCGGTGAAGGCTGCGGCCCTACGGCCCACCTTCTCGGCACTCTGGAGCTCGGCTTCCATGGCATGGCGAAGCATCCGCGCCTGCCCTGCGTCGCCCGTGGCGATCAGCGCAGCAGCGTCGGCCCACTCCTCCGCCTGCTCCGTCAGGTCCCGGAGGTTGACCTTGGCCACCCGGGCGTTCCTGTAGCCAGCCTCGAAGGAGGTCTCGAGCGTCCGCACGAGGGCCAAAACGTCGTCCGGCGTCTCCATGCGGTCGAGGTTTCGCCAGATGATCCCGGCGTCCGGGTCCCTGCTGAGGGCCTCCGGATCGAACCGGGCGCGCTGCCACGCGGCGGCGATCCGCGCGGCCTCTTCGTCGGTGACCTCCACGGCGCTCCCGCGGATGCGCTGCGGGCCGAGGGGGGCGGTCACTTCGGGGGTGGGGGCAACGCCGGGCTCACCGGTCGTCGTCGTTGTCGACCGCGTGGTATCGGTCGTGGTCGTCCGGTCGGTCGCCTTGCGGGAAGCCTCGAGCTCCACCGTCCGGAAGTCCGTCTGGCTCTCCGACACGCGGAGCCACCGGTCCTCCTGGACGCGCAACGAGAGCGTTTCGGTGGTGATCGTGGTGGTGCTCTGCGGCATGGCACCGGCCGCGGCTTTGGCGTTTTCCTGGGCCTGCACCATGTCGCCGGAGCGCGCCGCGCGCAGTGCCTTCACGCTGTAGAACAGCCCCTCCGCGATGCCTGCCAAGCCACCGTTCTCGAGGGCTGCCTTGAAGCGGGCCTCGGCAACGCTGTCCTCTGGGGACGCCGAGAGGAAGTCGAGCACGGGGTTCTGGAGGGCGGGCACTTCCTGGAGGAGGTTCGAGAGGCGGGCCTCGTAGGGGTCGAAGGCGGTGCCCCCGGCGAGAAACTCTCGCGCCAAGACGTTCGGGACGACCCCGATGGCACGGCTGCTGGCCCCCACGGCGTTCAGCGCCTTGCCCCACAGGCCGAAGCCCGTGAGGAACTGGGCGATGGCCTCGATCCCCTTGCCGGTGTAGCTCTCCGGCTCGGGCATGAGGTCGCGCACCCACGCGCCACCACGGCGGACGAGGTTGGGACCCTGGGCGACCGTGCGGAGGACGGAGGCAGCGGTCTCGCTGGTCCCCTCGACGAGGTTGGCACCCCCCTCCAGGAGGTCCTGGGCAGAGGCGCCAAGCTCCGAGATCGCCCCGGCTGCACCCCGGGCGGCGGCCGGGATTGCCCCGGTCACCCCTCGGGCAACATCCGTGACGACGGCGTTCAGGCCCTCGCTGGCCGTTGTCGGCGTCGGCTTCCCGCCATCGGGCGACAGGGCCTCGACCGCTTGGTCAAGCTCGGGGGAGAACCCCGAGAGCATACTGCTCATCGCGTTCCTTGTGGGTTGAGGATTTCTTCGGCGGCGCCTTCGCCATAGGTCCGGTTGAAGTCGGCAATGAGCCGGTCGCGGTTGGCGGGCGCCCTCTGGACGTTGAGGCGCAACCTGTTGGCATCAGCCGGGCTGACCTGACGCTGTGTCGCGAGGGGGTTTGCCGGTTGCGTTCGGCCATCCTGCGGTCCTTCGTAGATCGGGAAGGAGAGCGATCCGTTCCAAGCCGCTGGCTGCCGGTTCTGGACCCAGGGGGCGGCAAGCTGGCGAGCCTCCAGTGCGATCTGGTTGGCAGCCGCGAGGGCCTCCTGCTCGGTGGGCGCGCGGCCGTTGGCCTGCCGATACTGCGCGAACCACGCCAGCCACTTCGTCTCGGCCCAGCCGCCAGCGGCCTTCCAGGTGACCTCCACGGCGCTCCGCTGAGACGGACTGAACCCCTCAAGGTTGCTCGTGGAGATATCCCGGAAGACGCTCTGGACGGAGGACCGGATGGTGTTGGTCTCTCGGGTGAGATCGTCGATCAGGCCGTTGAGGTCCCGGAACCGCTGGGGGTCTCGAAGCTGGCCAGCCCGCATGGCCTCGGCCAGGAAGGTCACCGGGGACGACGACCGCATGGCCTGGAAGAGGATCGGGGTGACCTCCTCAAGGCTCTGCCGCTCGCCTCCGTCTGCGAAGGAGTTCCTGATCTGGAGCAGGGTCCCGGGGAGGGAGCCGTCGATGGCGGCGATCTGCCGGAGCATCGCGGGGGAGGGCATCTCGACCGTCCGACCTGCTGCCATGGCTTCGGCAGCCGCGACGGAGAAGGCCCCCACCACCTGATCGGCACGCTCCTTCCGCAAGCGTTGTTCAGCGATATACGCCCTGTTCTCTGCCGTCAGGCGGGAGGCGTTGATACGGGTGCGCGCCGCAGCGAACGCCTGCGCGAACTCCGGGATGCTGGCAAGGCTCGGGATGGTCTGGCCTGGGCGGGTGAGGTCCGGCCGAGGAGCCTTGGCGGCGTCGAGGATGCGCGGATCGTCGGCTGCCTCGGCTGCGCTGATGATGGCCTGGGCGAGAATCTTGTTGATGCGTTCCCCGGACATGCCCGCGAAACGCATCCCCAGGGCTTCCCCGTGGGCCGCAGCGATGGCCGCCTCAGGGTTGGCCCGCCCCTCGCGGAGCTTGGCCATCATCAAGGCACCCAGGTCGGCCTCTGCCGCCTGCTCGGCGCGGCGGATGCGTTCGCCGTTCACGGCGTTGATCAACTGGTTTTCATACTGGCCGACGCGGCTGAGAAAGCCCGTCTTCGTGTCGTCGTCCATCCCCTCGAGAAAGGCTCTCCGACGCTGGTCCAGGAACCGCTGAAAGACCTGAGGGTCCTCGGCGTTGCGCTCCGGGTTGTCCGGGGAGAGCCAGTCCTGCATGACCTGCGTGCCGAAGTCCGTCGCGAGCCGCTTGCCGCGGGTCTCCCGCCACGCCCGTTGGAAGACGGGGGAGGCGCCAGCCGAAACTTCGCCGCGCTCGACGGCCTCAGACCAGGAGCGGGCCTCGGTCAGGGCAGCCTGACGCTCGGCCTCACGGGTGTCTCGGTCGTCCGCGAGGGCCTGCGAGGCGGCGGCCAAACGGCGCACGTCCGGGTTGATCCGACCGAGAACCTCAGCGAGGTCCTGGAGGGAGTTCCCCGGAGCGCGCTGGAAGCCCCCGAAGGTGTCGACGGGAGAAGCCGCGGCGCGAGAGACGGCGCTTGGGTTGAAGTCAGGGTTCTGTCGACGGGTTACCATCGGAGCTCCTTAGGGGGCGACGCCGGGGTTCCGGGGTGCCGGAGGAGTGTTGGGGGCTGTCCCCCGGCCCATCCCGACGAGGCCGGAGCCGACGCTGGAAGCGATCCCGAGACCCAGGCCGATCAGAGACGGCCGGGCTGCCGGTTGGAGGGAGCGGATGCGCTGCTCATAGCGGGCCTGCGAGCCTCGACGCTCGGCCTCAAGCTGACCGAGCACGTTGTTCGCACTCCGGGTGATGGCCTCGTCGGCGCGCCCGGCGCGGGAGAAGTATTCGTTGGCGAGGCTGTCGATGGAGTTGCCCTCGACGCCTGCGCTGTCGGCGGAAGCCATGGCGCGCGAGGCGGCCTCGAGTCCGGCAACCCGGTTCTCGATCAACCGGTCCACCGCCGCGTCGCGCTCTTGAAGCTGCCGGGTGGTGATCTGCTGGTTCTCGTAGTCGCGCGCCCGCCGGGCATCCTCGGCTGCCCGTGCGTTCATCGCGTTCTGCTGGCTGGCCTGCTGCGACTGGCCGATGAAGCCAGCCACGGCCTGACCGGCGCCGATCAGCATGGAGGCAGCCGAAATAAGGGGGGCGTTCGCGGCCGCGAAGGTCGACACGGCCGCGGCGGCGGGGGCTAGGATGGCCATGGAGTGATCCTCACGAACTGCGCGAAGTCCACTTCGGGGTTCGCTATGGGGTGGAAGCCGAGGGCACGAAGGAAGCGGGGGTAGGTAGGCGACCCCCTCCAAGCCGAGGTGACCAGGAGGGGCCATCGGCGCTGCCACCCGTCGAGGAGAGACTTCGCGCTCCGCACCAGAGAGACGGGCCGGGCTCGGGTTCCCGCAGCAAGCAGGAGCCACGGCCAGCCAACACCGTCCTCAATGTGGATCACGCCGAACAGGGCGGCGGGAGAACCACGCTCATCGAGCGCCACCTGGGCGAGGGCGCTGTCGTCCAACGCATTCATCAGGGCGGGCACCGGGGGGAGACCATTGAAGGCCATCCCCCCGGCGAGGTCCTCCGGGGCCGCCTCCTGGAGCACCCGAAGGGCCAGGAGACGGGAAGCCGGGAGGAACGTCACACCCTCCGGGGCCGGAGAACGAACTGTCCCTCCCAATCCAGAGAAAGGATCGAGCATGGAAGGTGTCCCGAGGCGCGGAGGACGATCCGGGCCTTCTCGTTGTGGCCCCCGACCGGGATACGGTAGGAGGCGTCTTCGACGACGACGCGCCCCAGGGGTGCGGAAGGAGAGCCGACGACACGGGGCGTGAAGGTGTAGGTCTGCTCGGGGTATCCGGCGTCGGGCCACACGGAGGCCTCCAGCTTGCCGGTGCGAGAGGTGTTCGCCGTGATGGAGGACACCTGGAGGCGTCCTACGTTGAGCGCCACGCGGCCCCGCTGGTTCCCCGCCGAGCGATCCGTCACGGCGATCCTGGAGAGCTCCGCCTCAGCCACGAAGGGCGTCCCGATGGTGACCGGGACCCCGCTGTAGTTGCCGGTAGCCGCCGCCTGGTTTCCGATGGTCACCAGGGGGATGGCCTCGCCAGCGGCCGTGCCGAAGGCGTCGGGGAGGACTGCCACAAGGGGCTGCGTGCCAGGATCGTAGGGGAGAGCCCACACCGTCTCGTCGGCGCCAGCGTCGTAGGTCCCGGCGATGACCACCTTCCGGTCGAGGGAGGGGACCCACGGGAGCCCGAAGGCCTGCGGCCCCTCTTCCACGGTGTGCTCTTCGAGGAACACCGCGTTGCCCCTTTTCAGGACCAGGAGGAGGGTCGTGTCGGCAGCCAGGATGCCCCACACCACGGTCCCCGTCTGGAACGTCCAGCGGGACCAGGAGGACTGGAGCTTCGTGTCCCCTTCCCAGTGATACTTGTAGACGTAGACGAAAGGCCCTTCCTGATCGGTCAGGACGAACACCGTCGCGTCATTCGGGAGGGAGGCCATGGCGGACACCCTCCCCGAGATGTAGGACGGGACGTGGATCGTAGTGTCCAGGGCTTCCCGGGTCTCCGGGCTCGCAGGGTTGGTGTAGAGCTCATGGATGCTACTGAACGCCCCCCGCTTCGTGGCAAAGAAGACCCCCTTGCCCGCCGCGACCGGGGCCGCGAGGGTGTCACAGGGGTAGGCGCTGACTTTGTCGACGCCCGTGCTCCCCGGGGTCAGCACCCCGTCCGGGGAGGAGACCTCGAACTGCTCGTTGGAGGAGCCGAACACCAGGAGCTTCCGCTCGAACTCCACGAGGTGGCCCGCGGAGGCCACGGAGGCGGAGTTGGAGGCGACGTCAATGGGGTCCGTGTCAAGTTGAGCCGTCACCGTCTCAGGCCAGAACCGGAAGAACTCCCCCGAGGCGGAGAAGAGGGTGCTGTCCCCCGCGCGCAAGGCCAGCCTCCCCTTGTGGAAGGCGATGGCGCTGATCCGCTGGTTCACGAAGCTCGGATTAGGGGCCGAGGTCTGGTCCCCGGCTTGTCGGGCCGTCCACGTTGCGGGCTGGCAGACGAAGGTGTCGTCCGGGTTCCGCACCAGCGTCCACGGCATGGTGGCGTCGGTGAAGCCCACCGCTGCGTCGGGCCGGACGCTCTCGCGCCAGAGGCCAGCAGCCTCGTCGTAGCGGACGTAGTAGCTGTCCCGCTCGCTGTTGGCGCTGCCGGTCACCTCCACCCAGGCCCCGTCCCATAGTTTTGGGGGGAGTTCGGTGAAGGCGCTGATCCGCTCAAACCACGCCTTGAGGAATGTCCCACCAGCCCCGTCGTGAGGCTCTACGGTGAAGGCGGCGTTGTTGTTCCTCCGGAAACGAATCACGCTCTCCTTCCGTTCGACCGTCCAGCCTGCCCCGAGGCCCGTCACCAGGGCGGCCCTCAGGGTCTCCGCGATGGTCTCCGTGGAGACGCTTCCGGTGGCACCGGTGGAGGTGGCCGCGACCTCGGAGCCGTTCACCCGGATCGCATAGCGGGTCTGGTAGGCGCCCTGTCGGACGAAGACGTAGCCCCACCGGGTGCCAAGGGAGGGCGCGGCAGGCTGCGTTACGGTCACCGTCCGGTTCAGGATGAACGCCGTGTCGGTTACAGGGGCAGCAGCGAAGGCTTCTATGGGGGGGATGGGCGTGTTGAAGTAGGCCTTCCCCTGGGGGAAGCTCACGGTGGCCTCGGCGCGGGTCGTCAGGTTCCAGACCCGCAGGTCTCCGTTCCGGATTTCCACCAGGAATGAACGGCTGCCGTCCCTCTTCCAGCGGAAGTAGAAGGGGCGGGCGGACGGGACCCCCGAACCCCCGTAGAGCTGTAGGAGGTGGTTCGTGCCCTCACGCACGGTCAGGCCGCGCACGAGCGAGGACCGGAAGTTGTCCTGCCGCTCGAGTTGCGAGGAGAGTCTGACCCAGTCCGGCTGCTGCGAGACGCCGTTGACCAGGGAGGGAATACTGTCGGAGACGTAGGCCATCAGAGCCCCGTCTTCCGGTAAATCGCGCGGCTCATCGGATAGGTGTTTCCGATGTTCAACTGTGCCGTCTCGCCCTCGGCCTCGTAGAGGATCGCCAAGGCCTGGAGCTCATCGCCCTCCTGGACGTTGCCCAGGTAGTTGTCCCCGAGGACGCGCTGTTGGAAGCGGCGGACGGCCCTCAGGGTGATGTAGTTGCGGGCAGCCTCGGGAAGGCCGTCGAAGGGGATCGACCAGAGGATATCGAAGGTAATAGCCGGGTCGATCACGAAGGTCTTCGCCTCGCGGTCCCACAGCCTTCCGTCGCGCTGCGTGAAGTCCTTTGCCCAGCGGTCGGACGGGCGGATGCGGAGGACGTTGGACGGGACTACCACGCCGCCCTCGGCGTCGCGGGGGAGGGCATACTCGTAGTCCTGGTTGAAGTGCCACGCCATCGTCAGGACCTCGCGCCACACCTGACGGAGCACCTTGAGGGCGCGAGAGACGTCCAGCGACGGGGTGTCGAGGGAGTTCACCGGAGCGGTCCCGATGCCATCGAGCATCGCGTTCACCGCCTCAAGCTCAGTGGTGAGCCCGAGAGGAAGAGCGGGAGTGGTCATGGGGTCCTCACGAAAAAAGCCCCCTCCCCACCCAGGAAGGGCGAAGGAGGGGGCTCAGGAGGGGTCACTCAGCGATCATGGAATCGCGAGCTCGACGGCGCACGCGGGACGGAGGATGCCGTGACCCACGCTCACCTTCGACACGATCAGCGTGCCGAGGCGGCGCTCGTCGTAGGACATGCGGGTGTTGATGTCCTGGAGTTTCAGGGTTCCGGCAGCGGCCGGGTGCCACACGACGCCCACGGTCTTCGAGAAGTTGCCGCGATAGGCGGTCGGGAGGGAAGAGTTGGCGCTGTCGTCGGCGGACGGGACGTGGTTCGACTTCACGATCTCGATGTTGGCCACCATGCGGACCTGCGCCTTAGCACGGTCGCCGTTGCCATCCGTCAGGTCCTTGTCCACGAGCTCCGCAATGCGGGCGATCAGGTGATACTGGGCCGGGCGGAGCGCCACGGCGCGGCCATCGGAGTCCACGTCCTTCTCGTCGAGGACCTGGGCGGCGTTCCAGATGTTGTCCACCAGGGTCGCACCCACAGTGTTCATGTTGGCGACCGCGAGGGCGGCACCGCCGGGCTCACCGGTCAGGTTGCTCGCGCCGCGGGCAGCCAGGACCAGCACACGCGCCACGTTACGGTCGAGCGCGTAGGCAAGCGCCTTACCGGTCTCCGCGGAGTAGATGCCCCGCAGATCGTAGTGGTTCATGAGCTCGTCGATCTCGGCCGTGAAGATGTGCGACACGAGGAAGCCGTCGACGGTGATGTTGCGCTCGTTCTGGCCGATGCCCGTGCCCAGGAGCTCATTGCCCGGGGTGTGGTAGGCAGCCGAGGCGCGGCCGACGATGGGGAACTGCGCCGTCTTGCCGTTCGAGATGGAGCGAACGAGGTGGCGCTCCATGAAGACCGTCCGAGTCTCGAACGCGGTCATCACCTCGCCCGAGAACTGCTTGAGGAAGAGCGCGTCATCGGCGCCGGACTGGTTGGCTTGGCCGAGACGGGCTGGAGTAGCGTTTGCCATTGAAGGCTCCGAAGCAGGGATGGAGGGGGGAAACCCCCACACCGCCGCTCCTGCGGCCCGACCTGAGGTGTCGCCGTGCGCTCCCCCTCGGGGGAGGCCGTGCGGCTCGCGGCAGTCTGCGAGGACGGGGAGTGGAGAACGCCGCCTAGAAAGGCAGCACGTTCAGCCGCTTCGGATGGAGTAGACTACGCGATTGCCCCGGGGGCTTGCCTTGCGGCAGAGGCCTTCCCGGGGTGAACGCAGCAGGGTCAGCCCTTGCGGCCGCCCTTCTTCTTGCCGTAGCCCATCAGCCGTTGTCCCGGGCGTCCGGAGGCGTGCAGGCCGGGGTCTCGAACGGGGGGTCCACACAGGGGTCGCCCCCGGGGCCGGAGGCGCAGGCGACCGCGAAAACGGCCACGAACGCCAGAGCGATCAGACGAGAGAGCATGAGGAGGTTCCTTAGCTGGTTGAGCCGAAGCCCGGCGTCACGAACACATCGCCGGTGCTCGCGGCGGCGGCCACGACGGCGACATGGGTGGTTCCGGAGGGGGCGGTGATAGTCTCGGTGCGGCCCGCGGCGATCCGAATGCCGTTACCAGCGGCGGCAACCGCCGAGGCGACGACTCCGGAGGTGCCGAAGGCGACGTTGACAATCTGGTTCGTCGAGTTGAACACACGCACGGAGGCGGCTCCGGAGACCAGCCCCGGGGTCGCCTGAGCGGTCGAGGAGGTGCCCGGAGCGGCGAACCTGACGGTGTTACCGGCGGGAGCAAAAGGTCGGTCCATGGGTCATCCCTCGAAGTAGCGAAGCTTGCGCTCGACCTCGGCCTGGAAGGCCCGGTCGTTCTTGTAGCGGGGGTCCCGCATGTCGCGCTTCACCTCAGCCCAGGACTGGTAGGTGGCCTGCCCTGGACGGACGCTGTCGAGTTCCAGGAGGGACGGCTCCTTGCCGTTCGCCTCCATGTAGCGAGCGAAGAGACCGCGGGCCGCCAGCTTGAGGGCCTCGAAGTCGGACCCTGAGGCGATGGCGTTGAAGGCGTCGATCTCGCTCTTCGGGAGGTTGTCCTTCGCCCACTCGCCCATCGCCCGGTAGTTCTCCTCCCCACCCACGGCCTGGAAGACCGACATGCGGGCGAGGGTGACAACGGCCTGTTGTCCGGCGATGTAGGCGTCGACGACTTCTCGGCCGATGCCCTGTTTGGCGAGCGCTTCGTAGGTGGACTCCTTGAGGCCCCCCTCGGTCTCGAACTCGGTGACCAGGGCTTGGTAGTCGAACCCCGCAGATTCCACCGTCTCCTTCGCGGTGGCCTCGGTGGCCGTGTCGGCCTTGGGAGCGGGGGGCTGCGAAGCGCCGGGGGGCTCGCTCGCGGGAGAGCGACTACCAAGCTTCTTCTCGAGGGCGGCGTAGGCCTTCTCCAGGTCCTCGACGCTCCCGAACTTCCCGGCCAGCTTTGGCTTCTCCGCCGGAGCCTCGGCAGGAGCGGCCTGGGGGTCCTCGGTAGGGGGCGCCTTGCCCTCCGCCTTCGCCACCAAGGCCGCTACCTTCGCCGGGTCTTCCTTGACGCCAGCCGTATCCGGCGGGCCGAAGGGGGTGTTGATCTCGGCTACCATCAGAACTGCTTTAGCACGGCGCCGTTGGGGAGCACGGTCATCGTCACCGCGTGCGCGTGCGGGTCGGCCTGTTGTGCGCGCGGATCGGGGAGGCTCTCCTCGTTCGCCGGGCGGCTGCCCGCGAGGGGCTCAAAGCTGCTCTCGACCTTGCCCTCATCCGGGTGCTTCGCCGGGACCGCATCGACCGCGGCGGCCTCCGGCTTGAACGAACGCTTGCTCACTGTAGCATCTCCATGGGGGCGCCGCCTGCCTGAGTGGCGAGCGCCTCAACGATTTTGGGGGCGGACTCGTTGATGAGCCCGTTGGCCTGGGCCTGCTGCTGCTCCTGGGCGATCTCTTCGTCCGTCCGTAGGAGGCCTGGGGTGGACACGCCACGGGCAGCCGCGAGCCGCCGGAGGACTTCCTTAGCGTTCACACGCTGGAGAACATCGGGACCGAGCACGGTTGCGGCGTCGCTGAGGAGTTGCAGGAGGTTGGAATAGTCACTGCCACGCCCGATGGCGGCCACGCCTGCGATGATCGTCGGGCGCACCGGGCGACCTTCGAGAGAGGGGATCGCGCGCTTCTTCGTCAGGCGGTCGAGGATGATCCCGGCCAGAGGAATCAGAAGCTCCTGCGTCAGGAGCGAGTAGACGCCGCCGAGGGTTGCGTCGAGGTCCTGCGCCATCCGCCGGATTTCCTCGGCGGTCACGCGCTCGGCCTGCCTCTGGATCGAGGCCGTCATCAGGAAAGCGAGCTCAAGGGCCTTCTGGATTTCCTGCTCGGCCTGGAAGGCGATGCGGAGGTCTGCGAACTTCTCTAGCTGTAGGACCGACACGTCGTCCTTGTTGCCCACGCCGATGCCCAGGTTCTTCATGTCCGCGAGCATCTTCGGCCGGGTGGTCCCGTTCGGGCGCACCAGGAAGATGACCTTCGCGGCCGCTGCCGATGCCTCGACGATGGCCTGCCGGAGGCCCTCCAGGGAGCGTAGGTCCCCGAGATACTCTTCGACATAGGACCGGCCAAAGCTCTCGCCGGAGACCCGAACCATGCGCAGAGGGAGCCACGGCAGCTTGGCCGCTGGGTAGAACCCATCGCTCTTCGGGACGAGGCTGCCGTTCTGGATTTCCTGCCGAACCGAGAAGCGGTCGTTCGGCCCGCGCCGGACCCAGGTGTAGACCGGGACGCTCTTCTGTGGGTTCTCCTCGTAGCCCTGCTTCTCTTCCTTCGTGAGAAGCTCCCGAACCTCGGCCGGGAGGGAAGCGTAGGAGAACTCCTCCTTCACGACAATCTCGAGGAGATTGCCGGAGGGGTCGCGGAGGACGACATACTGGTCGAGCCTGAACAGGCGCAGCGGCTTGTTCATCGGCCAGAACAGCAGGGTGTTGCCCGAGACGATCAGTTGCTTGAGGGCCTCGAAGAGGGTCACCCCCAGGTGGTTCGTCTGAACCATCTTGTGGGCTTCCATCTCGATCATCCCGAGCGCCTGCTCCACCGCGCCGCGAGGCTCGTCTTCTGCCTGCTCCAACTCCAGGAGCGCCTGGCCTTCCACCTGGAGGCGGAAGAAGGGCATCTCCGGCGGGAGGAGAGCGAGAAGGAGCTTGCTCGCAAGGGAGTTGACGCCACGGGCGCCGACCGACTGCCACGTCTCACGGAGGCTCGAGCCCTGGGTGTGCCCCGTGGGGGGCATCAGGCTCGGGATCGTGAGCTTGGCGCATTCTCGGGCGCGGGCCAGGACGGCCTCTCGCTCGTTCGACAGGGCGGCGTAGCGCCCCGCCGCGGTCTTCGTGGGGAGCTCCTGAGGTGCCTTCGCCATGTCAGATCGTCAGGGAGCCGCCGCGAGGGTCCATGCCGGAGCCCGCGGGGGAGATGGAGAGGTCGGTCCTCAGGGAGGACGTTCCGCGCCTGTTGGCCTCGCTCCGTCCCCTGCGGCTCGCGCGCCCCTCATCGCCAATCACTGGCGCCACGGGGGTCGGGGGAGGCGGGGGCGGGGGAGGCGGGGCAGGCTCAGGGAGCTTTGGGCGGGAGCCGAAGCTCATTCGTTGGTCTCCTCAGGCGAGGCCGCATTCGCATCCGGTTCATCCCAAGCGAGCCGAGCGATCAGCATGTCGACCAGAGCGCGCTGCCCGGCGTAGTGCCAGATTTCGCGATCCGTCATGGTCAGGTCGGGACACCGCTGGGGGACGGTTCGGTCGAGAAGGGCGATGAGGTCGGTGGACAGGGTGGGAAGCTGGTTTGGGAGGAGCGGGTTGAACACCCTAAGGAATCCTTCTCTTCACTCTTCCCAGGGATACGAAGCCAAACTAGCTCCGTTCCCTGGGAAGCTACGCTACAGGAGGGTTTCAGCCGACAATAAGCTTCTTGAGTTTCTGCCGATACTCCGGGAGAGTCCCGTCGTTCACGACAATGTCGTCGAACCTGTAGTCCGCGAGGAGCCCGTGGACCCGAGGGTCGAGGTCCGCCCCCGAGACTCCCGGCCGGACGATCTTGATGAGCTTCCCGCCGAGAGCCCGCACGGCATCCGCCTCGTTGGCGAACCGAATGTCGTCCACCACGACGTTGAGGCCTTGCATCAGGTGGTGAAGAGTGCGCTCCTTCCAGGCCAGAACCCACAGGTCAGGGTGGATCAGGGCGCGGCCGAGGGCGGTCCCGATCAGGTCCATCACGCGGCGGCCCGTCAGGGTGACGCCGGGCACGATGGTGACGTCACGGGCCTTCTCCGCCCCAGTCCCCCACAGCATTGAGACGGCCACCTCCTTCTTCACACCAAGCTGGCAGAGGAAGGACAGGCACGTCTCCTTGAGGGGCTCCGCGAAGGGGCGCGGATCGTAGCCGTAGAGGCGGGCCACTTTCGCGGCCTCCGACTTGCCCACCTGAGGCACGTCCGAGTAGAAGCCGATCAGGGAGCCTCGCCGGTTGTGTGTATACGGCGGCATGTCCATCGGCAGCATCATGATGCTCATCTGGTCACTCCTTCGGTGGGTTCCAGAGGATCGGCCGCTTGGTCGTGAAGTCGAAGTCCTCGCCGCGCAGGATGCGGGCGACGCGGGCCTGAACGAGCATCTCGTCCCGGTCCCCGAAGGCCTTCTCGATGGCGGCCCACATCTCGGCGCGAGTGCCCCACCCCGGGGAGTTCCCGAAGATGATCGCCTCGGCCTTCTTCGGGCCGCAGCCACGGAGCCCCGGGTAGTTGTCCACCCGGTCGCCCGTGAGGGTCTGCGTCGCGTGGCGGTAGTCGGCATCGTCGAGGGTGACCTCGACCACCGCACCGTCCCGGAGGTGCAGTCCGGGGACCTGGAGGAGGTCCTTGTCGGTGGACCAGATGATCTTCCGGCCGGTCAGCACCCGGGAGGTCCCGAGGATGCCGAGGACGTCGTCGGCCTCAAGGGCGGGGCGCATGTAGGCGCCTCCTTCGAGTAGCTTCGCCCGCAGGGGAGCGAGCGCGAGAGGCTTCCGCGCTGACTTCCGCGGCGCCTTGTAAGGTGGGTAGATCGCCTTGCGGAAGTTCTCAGGGTGCGAGAGGGCGACCTTCACGTCGTCCGCCTTGGCCTGCGCCTTGAGCCGCTGGATCGCGTTCTGCACCTGCTCCCACGCGAGGTCCACATCGGCCGTGTAGGTGAACTGCCCGGGCTCCCACTCGAACGCCTTCTCGACGGCGCAGGCGTGCTCGTAGACGAGGATGTCCCCGTCGATCAGGAGGGTCTTCATGTGCTCCTCAATGGGTGTCGGCCCAGCTTTGGCCATGGACGGCGGACCCCCGGAGGGGGCACCGGAAGTTGAGCGAGATGCCAGCCTGACGGATGGACTCGGGACCTTCGCGCTTGATGGTCTCGACGTGCTGCGGCAGGCACTCGATCTGCCACTCGTCGTGGACGTTCGCGACGAACTCGTAGTCGACCCCGGGTGTCATTCCGAGGGCCTGGAGGCGGACGTCGAGGATCACCAGGGCCTCCTTCATGATGACCGCACCGGCCGACTGGAGGAGGGTGTTGATCGCTGCCCGGGCGTTGCGGGGGTAGAGCTTCCTGCGGTCCAGCCCGTAGAGGAACTTCTGCGCCGCAAGGGTCTCGGTCACCGCCTTGACCAGCTTGCCCGCCGCAGGGAGCGCGCGCGCGAACCGCTCCGCGCCCTTCCTTCCGACGCGGGCCTTGGCTTCCCGTGTCCCGCTGGCGCCGAGGGTCTCGCCGAGCTTGACGTCGCCTGCCCCGTAGAGCCATGCGTAGAACCACGTCTTGGCAATGTCGCGGCCGGACTGGTGCTGGCCCTCGACGAGGTAGCTCTTCGTCGGGTCCAGGCCGAGGGCGCGCGCGTTCACCGAGTGAATGTCGGTTCCCTTGGTCTTGTCGCCGTTGAGCACGGTCTCGATGTAGGCGCCGCCGTCATACTTCGCGAGGAAGTGGGCGAGGCAGCAGAGCTCCAGGGCCTCGGCATCGATGCCCACCAGGACGAACCCGGGAGAGGCCGTGAAGAGCGCCCGGCAGTTCTTCCCGTAGGGCGCCCTGAGCGAGGGCACCTGGGCGAGGTTCGGGGAGTGGTGCGTCATGCGGCCGGTGTGCGCCCCGAGGGTGTTCACCCCACCATACAACCGGCCGTCCCGCACCCGGGAGAGCCATGCCTCCTGCCCCTCCGCAAGCTGCCCCAACCGCTTCTCGAGCATGAGGTAGCGGGCGGCGAGCTTCGCCTCCGGCCACGGAAGCTGGCCGAGGATATCATCGTCGATCTTCGGCTCGCCGGTCGGCGTGAACTCTGTCGGCGTCCACCCATAGAGCGCCTTGAGCCTCTTCGCGAGGTGCGCCCGGGAGGCGGGGTTGAAGGAGACGAGATCGATCTTGACGTAACGGCAGCCCTTGGTGATGCCGTCCTTCGGGCGGCTCACCTTCGGGTCCCGCTCGACGATCATCCCCCCCTTGCGCTCCGGCTCATACCAGGGATGGAACGCCTCACGGAGCTTGTGGGTGACCTCGGCACGCTCCTTCTCGAGCTCTATCCGGAGGGCCAAGGCCGCCTCTTCGTCGAAGGCGAACCCCCGGCGCTCCTGCCGAGAGATGATCAGGGCGACGGCGTGTTCCAGGGAGACGGCCCGGGGGCTCAGGTCCTTGGTGAGAAGGTCGCGGTAGAGGGCCGCCGTAGCCCGGACGTCCTGCACGCAGTAGTCCTGCATGGTCTTGGACCAGACGTCCCATCCCCCGGTGTAATCGTCCTTGAAGACCCCGGTGCGATACCCCCAGGCCTCCAGGCTATGCGCCCCGATAAGGTTCCTGGGGAGGATGCCGCGACGGACCAGGGGGGCATCGTGCTCCCGGAGAGCGTCGGCGCTGCGCCAAAGACGGGCCATCACCGCTGTATCCGTGACCTTCCCCTTAGGGGTGAGATCAGGAAACAACTTCCCGATGACCGGGATGTCATACTTGATGACGTTGTGGCCGATGACCTCCTCGGCGTGGAGCAGTCGGGTCAGCCCCTCGCGGATGCTGTGGTAGCCCGGCTGGTCGGCACAGGAGAAGACCTCCCCGGTGTCGACGTCTTCGAGCACCAGGGAGTGGATGACGGAGACCGTGTCGAGGAACCCGTCAGTCTCAAGGTCGAAGAAGTAGCGTGCCATGCGCCCTCTCGTTGGAGTGGCAGGGGGGGGGGGGGGGGGGGGGTTGGGGGCCGAGAAACC